AATCTCGTGGTGATCCCGATTATATTGCGGCAATGGATAAATTTAATACTGATCAAATTGCGTATAACAACGCTTTGATTGGGTCTAACCCTCAAATTGGTCAAAACAGAATGGCTTTTGTGCAGGAAAATGCACCTGATAATCAGGCAGCTATTGATGCTAATCAAGCTTTATTAGATCAAATTTATGGGGCAGCGGGTGCTGGAATAGCAGGTGCTGGCGTTAATAATATGGGCGCTGATAATATTAAGGATGCATCTGGTATGCCGGACACCCGAGGTCCCAACGTTCCCGGCAACAGACCGCCTGCCACAAACGTTGCTGAAAACACTGTCGCTGATCCTTTTAATAATGATTATATGTCTGAATACCCAATTTATAATTACAGTGAGGGAATGGGTGATGATGACGCAGAGATTATTGACGAATTTGATTACGATAAAATGATTGAAGAGCTTAATCTACCAGTAGGGTCAATGATTCTCAGAACTCCTAAACAGTTTAATGTCGGCGGTGCGGTAACACCTAACATTGATAGGTTTATGCAGTCTTTAGGGGTGTAAAATGAATGATTTAAGCGACTTTTCGAAGTACCTCACAGATGAGGAACTAGCAAAGGTCGCTCCTATGTTGGAGCGTTTGCAGACGCTTGATAAGCGTGTTGAGAAACAGGACAACTACATGAGTTTTGTGAAGCACGTTTGGCCTCAGTTTATTGAGGGCAGNCACCACAAGATTTANGCTGAGAAGCTGCAAGCTGTGGCTGATGGNAANATCAAGCGATTGATTATTAATATGCCGCCTCGACANACGAAGTCAGAGTTTGCGAGTTATTTATTTCCTACTTGGTTAATGGGTAGAAGGCCCGATTTGAAGATTATTCAAGCAACGCACACAGCGGAGCTTGCTGTTGGTTTTGGGCGTAAAGTTAAAAATTTAATTGATAGTGAGGAGTTTAGAGATGTCTTCCCTAATGTCAGTCTTGCGTCAGATGCCAAGGCGAGTGGTCGTTGGAGTACGAACGGCGGTGGTGAGTATTATGCGGTTGGTGTTGGTGGTGCCTTGGCAGGCCGTGGTGCGGACTTGGCGATCATTGATGACCCGGTTTCGGAACAAGACGCGCTGAGTGTTACGGCACTAGATAACATTTACGAGTGGTATACATCTGGTCCGAGGCAGCGTTTACAGCCCGGTGGTTCGATTATTATTGTTATGACGCGTTGGAGTATTCGTGATTTAACCGCGAAGGTTTTGGCAAAGCAGAGCGAGAAGGGTGCGGATCAGTGGGATATTGTTGAGTTTCCTGCGATTATGCCATCTGGTGATTCGCTTTGGCCTGAGTTCTGGAGCTTGGATGAGNTAGAGAGCGTTAAGGCTTCTATTCCTGTGGGNAAGTGGAATGCNCAGTATATGCAGAATCCCACTGCTGAAGAGGGTGCGATTATTAAGCGCGAGTGGTGGAANTTGTGGGAAGAAGAAGACCCGCCTNCGTGTAGTTACATTATTCANAGTTATGATACTGCGTTTAGTAAGTCTGACAGGGCTGACTATAGCGCGATTACCACTTGGGGCGTTTTTCATTATGACGAAACGCAAGAGGATCATATTGTGCTTCTTGATGCTGTTAGAGGGCGATGGGAGTTTCCAGAGCTAAAGCAGCAGGCGAGTGAGTTGTATGAGATGTATGAGCCTGACATGGTTCTTGTGGAGCAAAAGGCGAGTGGTATGCCGTTGACGCAGGAATTAAGGCGAATGGGTATTCCTGTAACGCCGTTTACGCCTAGTAGGGGTGCAGACAAGTTTACGCGTATGCATGCTTGTGCGCCTGTATTTGAGAGTGGCATGGTGTGGTGTCCTGAGACTAATTTTGCTGATGAAGTTATGGAAGAATGCGCTGCATTTCCNAANGGNGAACATGATGACTTGGCGGATTCGATGACTCAGGCTATACTACGATTTAGACAAGGTGGTTTTATTACGACCCCAAGTGATTATGACGATGAAGATGAACTGGCGTTTGCGCGTCGAAAACGTGAATATTATTAGGAGGCTTTTACATGGCTATGAAAGGTAGAAATTTAAGGGGTGGTAGAAACCCAAAACGCGCTCAAGCTATTAAAGATGCTTTAGCAGCAGCTTTAGCAGGCGGTTCAGCAGGCGCTGGTGCAGGAATGGCTGGGAGTTCAGGAATGACATCATCTTTGCGTCCAAGAGCAAGGCCGGGAAGTTCAGGAATGACTTCCTCTTTACGTCCTAAAGCTCGTCCTCAAGACATTGGTAGCACAGATAGTGAAAGCACAAGAGGTATAGACCCTAGAGAAAATTATAGTAAAGAAGATTTAATGAGACTTCTTGCGTCTATGGCTGGAGGTCCAGCCGCTATGGGTCTTGGTGCAGCTAAAGCAGGTAGGGCCGCAGCCGCCGCTATGGGAATGAATAATGGAGGCGTTGTTAAAACCAAAAAGAAGCCTAAAAAGGGCTGCGTCATGAAGGGTCGTGGCGGTAATTTTAAAGGATTAAAATAATGGCAAAAACACCAAAAAAATATAAAGGTTTTTCAATGTTGCCTGAAGCGGTTCAACAAAAAATGGACCCTGAAGCAGCCGTTAAGTACATGGAGGGTGGCGCAGTNAAAAAGCCAAAAGTCTCTATGTATATAAANGGCGGAAGCGTTGAAAAAGATGGGGTTNTAACGGAAGTTGACCCAAAACCCAAAAAGGCTTCAACCAAAGGCGCAACCAGTGGCGGTCAGTCACGAGGCGGTGGCGCAGCAATTAGTGGTCTTAAATTCGAAGGAACAAGGTAATGCCTAAGATCACAATAGACGTTCATCTACCTTATGACGATATGCCAGTATATGACATACCTGAAGATGAGGTCATAGTTGTTGACGAAGTTATAACAGATGAAGACCCAGAAGAAGTCGCTATTACTTGTCCCACATGTGGGGCGGTGATTGAAGATAAGGAAGATTAAATGGCTATAGAGCGTGGATTAGGTGCGGGTGGATTGCCCCAAGACCCAATGGTTGCAGAAGCCGAATCTCTTCAAAACGTAATTGATTTGCCAGCGCAGCCCGGTGTCACAGAGTTTGATGATGGTAGTGCAGTGGTAGGTGAGTTTGAAGAACAAGCCGCTATTCCCGCGAATGTTCCGTTTGATGGTAACTTAGCTGATGTTATTGGTGAAGATGAATTAGGTCGAATTTCATCTGATTTAGTTGGTTCTATTGAAGATGATTTGGCTTCTCGTGAAGACTGGGAAGATACATATAAAACAGGCTTAGAGTTTCTTGGTATGAAGACCGAGGATCGTACAGAGCCGTTTGAGGGTTCTTCTGGTGTTATTCATCCATTATTGGCTGAGTCTGTCACGCAGTTTCAAGCACAGGCGTACCGTGAATTGCTACCTGCAACTGGTCCTGTACGCACCTCTGTTATTGGTGCGCAGAATGAGATGCTTGTAAAGCAATCTGAGCGCGTCAAAGATTATATGAATTACATGATTACCTATGAGATGGAAGAGTATGATCCTGAGTTAGATCAGATGCTATTCTACCTTCCTGTTGTGGGTTCTACGTTTAAGAAAGTTTACTTTGATCCACTGAAACAACGTGCGGTAAGTAAATTTATTCACGCTGAAGATTTAGTTGTTCCTTATGGAGCGATTGATTTGGTTTCTTCTCCTCGTGTCACTCATCGTATCACGATGGATTCCAACGAAGTGCGTAAGATGCAGATTGTTGGTTTCTATCGTGACATCGACTTGCCTACTGGTGGGTACGGTGAAGACGATATGGCTGATGAGGTTGAGGAGTCAATTAATGATATTCAGGGCGTTCATCCAAGTGGACCTTCTGAAGATTTAACTTTGTATGAAGTCCACACAAGCCTTGATATTGAGGGCTTTGAGGACATGGGAGCAGATGGAGAACCAACAGGTTTGAAACTGCCATACATTGTCACAATCATTGCTGATTCTGGCGAAGTATTGGCTGTTCGTCGTAATTTTATGGAAATGGACCCAATGAAACGTGCGAAGCAATACTTCGTGCATTACAAGTTTTTGCCCGGTCTTGGTTTCTACGGCCTTGGCTTAACTCACATGATTGGTGGGTTGGCTCAAGCGTCAACGTCGATCCTGCGTCAGCTTATTGATGCAGGCACCCTCTCCAATCTTCCAGCAGGCTTTAAAGCCCGTGGCGCTCGTATCCGCGATGAAGACAATCCCCTTCAGCCGGGTGAGTTCCGCGATATTGATGTGGTTGGAGGCACCCTGCAAGGCTCCTTGATGCCTCTCCCCTTCAAAGAACCTTCAGGGACGCTTTATAACCTTTTGGGAACCCTAGTGGATGCAGGACGCCGTTTCGCGTCTATGGCTGACCTCAAGGTTGGTGAGATGGGCGGTGAAACGCCCGTTGGCACGACGATGGCGATTATGGAGCGCGGCACAAAGGTTATGTCCGCGATTCACAAGCGTTTGCATTACTCACAGAAGATTGAGTTTAAACTTCTTGCCAGAATCTTTTCAGAAACAATTCAGTCTTATCCATATCAGGCAGATATGCAGATGGGGCCAGAGATTTTCGTGCAAGACTTTGGAGGTCAAATTGATGTCCTACCAGTTTCCGACCCTAATATTTTCTCTATGTCGCAGAGGATTGCTTTGGCGCAAACTGAACTACAGTTAGTGCAATCAAACCCACA